AGGAAATTTACACCTTAATTGAAATTTTTAAGTTATTGGATATTGAAAATAAAATTATTATACGACGTACAATGAAAATTCAACATAAACGTAATTTGATATTTGATGTGTATCAAATATTGTTGCGCTAAAAATATTTTAAATTTGATTTTAAAAATGCTATTTTTTAATTATTACACAATTATCTAAAAAATGGCAGAAAATCCTGAAAATTCTGAAAATCCATCCATGATTGTCAATCATGAAACAGTTGAAACATCTGACCCAAAAGGATTTGATCGTAACAAACTTATTGAACAATTTGGATCTAAACCAATTGATCGCGATTTACTTGAAAGACTTGTTAAAATATGTAATCTTGGGAGTTATGAAAATCTTCATGTCTTTTTAAAACGTGGAATTGTATTTAGCCACCGTGATCTCAATATTATCTTAGATCATTTGGAAAAAGGTGAAAAAATATATTTATATACTGGTCGTGGTCCCAGTACAGAACATATGCATTTAGGACATTTGGTACCTTTTCTATTTACAAAGTATCTCCAAGATATTTTTCAATGTGAATTGTTTATTCAAATCACAGATGATGAAAAGTTTTTATTCAAACAAGATCACAAATTGGAAGATTATTATAAAATGGCACTGGAAAATATTAAGGATATTATCGCTTGTGGATTCAATCCAGATCTCACTTATATTTTTATTGACACTGACATAATGAGTTCAACAAAAGGATTTTATTCCAATACATTGCGCATAATGCAAAAGTTACATTATAATCAATTAAAAGCCACATTTGGATTTAAAAATAATGACAATATTGGAAAATCATTCTTTCCAGCTGTTCAAATGGTTCCATCACTATCTTCCACTTTTTATGGTGAAAAAAAAAAGAAATATCGATGTTTGGTTCCATGTGCGATAGATCAAGATTTGTATTTTCGATTGGTGCGTGATGTTGCTGGTAAACTTAAAGAAAAAAAACCGGCATTGATTCATTCCACTTTTTTACCTTCTTTAAAAGGATGTAATATAAAAATGAGTAGTACTCAAAAAATGAAATCCATCACTACCAAAAACACAATTTTTTTGACAGATGGAATGAAAAAAATTAAACAAAAAATCAATCGAGCATTTTCAGGTGGCCAAGATGTCGTAGAAAAACATCGTGAATTAGGTGGAAATCCAGATGTTGATGTAGCGGTTCATTATTTACGGTTCTTTCTAGAGGATGATGTAAAATTAGAGGAAATAGAGAAAAAATATCGATCTGGTGAAATGTTGACAGGTGAGTTAAAAAAAATATGTTTTGAAACAATTAAACCGATCGTAGAAAAACATAAACAACTACGAAGCGAAATTACTGAAGATTTGATTCAACAATTTATGACGAGAAAATAACTTTTATTTAAAAATTAAAATTTGATTTTATTTAATTTTCTTTTTTTTTTTAGACACATTTTTTATTTTTACTTTTCGTCACCACACCAAAAATGCCTATTTCTTCCATTAAATTTAAAAATACATTAACCAATAAAATGGATTCTCTATCGCCAACTGAAAAATCCGATTTAACATGGTATAGTTGTGGTCCAACTGTATATGCGGATTCTCACCTGGGTCATGCTCGTAATTACATTATGAACGATATTATAAGACGTATATTTTTACATATGGGATTTAACGTCAATCTTGTGATGAATATTACCAATATAGATGATAAAATTATTAAAAAAGCCAATGAAGAATATGGTGATCCATTTAAATTTAGTGAAATTTCAAAAAAATATGAAAAATCTTTTTTTGAAGATATGGACCAATTGAATGTAATGCGACCCACCACAATTACACATGTGGACGAAGTAATGAATGAAATCATACAATTTATTCAATCATTATTAAATAAAAATTACGCGTATGTAAGTAATGGAAGTGTGTATTTTCATACAGAAAATTATTTGCGTGATTTCCCAAATGAAATGAATTTTGATGTTTCTAAAAAATATGATGTAGCCAATGATGAAAGCAATAATGACGCCAATGATGAAAACACCACCAATTACAAAAAAAAAGTGGTTTGTCCACATGATAAAAAACAAATCGCTGATTTTGCTCTTTGGAAAGGTGTAAAAGAAAATGAACCTTATTGGGAATCACCTTTTGGTAAAGGTCGTCCTGGATGGCATATTGAATGTTCTGTCATGTGTTCAGAAACGTTAGGAAATAAATTGGATATACATTCTGGTGGGATTGATTTACAATTTCCACATCATAGCAATGAAATTAAACAATGTGTTGCTTATTTTGGAGAATCCTGGTGTAATAAATTTATTCACGTGGGTCATTTACACATAGATAATATGAAAATGGCAAAATCATTGGGAAATTTTGTGACAATTAAAAAAATCTTAAAATTGATGACGACCAATCAGATTCGTTTCTATTTTGCGAGTTATCAATATGATAAACCAATGGATTATGCTTTCAAATTCATAGAACAGTCAAATAATTTATTTAAAAAAGTTGAGCATTTTATACGTAATATTCAGGCACAAATTCGTAAAAAAATGGAAACAAATATTTTCAAGACAAATGTTTTAAAAAAATACAAAAAAAATATTTACAAGAGTTTAACAACTAATTTTAACACACCAAAAGTCATTCAAACTATTTTAGAATTAATTAATGAAACAAATATTCATATAGAAGAAATCAGTTGGGAACGTCTCGACCAAATTCGCAGTTTTATTTTAGAAATTTTAAATGTATTGGGAATTGAATTTACAAAACCAGATACATCACATGATAAATACATTGACAAATTTGTACAGTTTCGCGACCAAATTCGCAGTCATGCATTACTCACTCAAGATATGGAATTATTACGACTAACAGATCAGGTTCGAAGTGAATTATTGTCAGAATTAGATGTAATTGTAGAGGACTTGGGAAAAAAAAAGGCTTCTAAATGGAAGTGGAATTAATCAGCCAATAATGATTAAACTATAAATAATTATAAAAAATCAAAATCGTCTGAAGAGGGAACGCCAGGTAAAATTAAAATGCCTAGACCATCATTATTATTTATATTTTTTTCACTTTCGTTGTTGTTATTATCACTAATAATGTTTGTACCACTTTCACTATTCTTATTTTTACAATCATCATCGTTATCTTCGTCACTGTCACTGTATTCGAGATTGGATTCAAGTTCAATTAGGTCTAGGTTTTGTACTGATTTGGTATTTTCCAAATAACTTTCACAAATAGATTGTGTTTTTTTATTTTCATATTCATCTTCATATTCATCTTCATAAAATGGACGAGGATCGTTGGTAACCATGAAATCGTTTAATTGTTTCAGACAGTTACAACATGTTTTCCATGTTTCAATTTTATTTTTGTTTTTTTCATCATTAAAATTTATCATTAATTTGAATAATGAAAGATACCCAACATTACCTTCAGTGGCAAGTGCTTCTGGCGCAACATAGTGACATGCCAACTTTTGTTTGTTTAAAAATTCACTATTAATTTCTGGATAATTTTGCCGAATTAAGTCAACACAGCGCAAAAACACACTAGTTGGACAAGAAGCATTTGACATTTTATTTACTTGATGAATCAAAATTATAAAAATTTATTTTTTCAAATTTTCTTTATTTACTTTCAACAAAAATCTTATAGAAAATTTTGTCCAAAAGAGGAAATATGTTTAATAAATAAAAGGGCAGATCGTATATTTGGAAAAACAAAATCCACAAATGCTGGAGTACTCTCTGTATTTTCATCTGGATCAATTAAAATTGTTTTCCAATTATAATGTTTTTTTGCAGTCTCTAAATTATCTATATTATCCTCAAAAAAATAAGTTGGTTCCGTTTTTTTTAACCCAAATTTCGAAATCACATGTTCAAAAGCATCACGATGGGGTTTTTCATTATTATATTCATCTATATTAGCCATATCCTTCATAATGGTCTGTAACTTCATTTTTTTTGTAACTTCATCTACATGAGGTTCATTACCATTTGAAAAAATATAACAATTTCCATCTAAAGATCGTAGCAATCGATTTAAAAATTTTTGTTCTTTAAATGATTTATAAAACATAATTGTATTGGTTTCATCAACATCTTCTGGTGAATATAATGTATAATCAAGGTCAAAAACAAAATTTTTATTTTGTTTTGTTGTTTTTTTTGTTGTATTTTTTGTTATTTTTTTTGTTGTTTTTTTTGTTGTCTTTTTTGTTGTATTTTTTGTTGTATTTTTTGTTGTCTTTTTTGTTGTATTTTTTGTTGTATTTTTTGTTGTATTTTTTGTTGTCATATATATTTTAAATCAAGAATATTTTTATACACAATCGACAAATTTCAAATCCCATTTTAATTCCCATTATTATCCAGCCCAAAAAAAATAATTAAAATGACCAAAGTTTGACTATATTTTTAATATTTTTATTTTATTTTTGATAAATTTAGTAAAATTTGAATTCAAAAACTTAAAATTATAATTCATTTAAAAATAAAAATATATAGAATATTAATGTTTTCATATAATATACCCACCATGGAAAATAAAATTAATTTAGACAATGTATCGACAAATAATGCAAAAATTACATCAAAAAATATAAATCATGACCACGAAGAATTATTACTAAAGGAGAATCCGAATCGTTATGTGTTATTCCCAATTCAATATGATGATATTTGGGATAAATATAAAAAACATGTAGCGAACTTTTGGGTCGCAGAAGAAGTAGATTTCTCAAGAGATATGGGTGATTGGGCTAAATTATCAAGTGACGAAAAACATTTTATTAAAAACGTTCTGGCTTTTTTCGCAGGAAGTGATGGTATTGTTTTGGAAAATTTAGGAATTCGATTTTTAAAAGAGGTACAGATACCAGAAGTCAGATGTTTTTATGGTTTTCAAATGGCTATGGAAAATGTTCATAGTGAAACTTATTCATTATTAATTGATAAATATGTACAGGATCCTGTAGAAAAAAATCGTTTGTTTCATGCGATTGATACAATTCCAAGTGTTGCTCGAAAGGCTAAATGGGCGGAAAAATGGATTAATGATGAAGAATCCAGTTTTGCGACACGATTAATAGCTTTCGCAGCAGTAGAAGGAATCTTTTTCAGTGGTTCGTTTTGTGCGATTTATTGGATGAAAAAACGTGGATTAATGCCTGGATTAACATTCTCCAATGAACTAATTAGCAGTGATGAAGCATTGCATACGGATTTTGCAGTACTGTTATATCGAAATTATATACAATATAAACTTGATGAGGAAGTTATTTATTCAATTATTAAAGATGCTGTGGCCATTGAAAAGGAATTTATTATAGATTCAATTCCATGTAAAATGATTGGAATGAATAGTGACAAAATGAGTCAATATATTGAGTTTGTGGCAGATCGTTTATTGGTACAATTGGGATATGAAAAAATATTTAAATCTACAAACCCATTCGATTTTATGGAGCTAATCTCAATGGAAGGAAAAACCAATTTCTTTGAAAAACGTGTGTCTGAATACAATCTCGCAAATATTGGTTTAAAACGAAATCAAAAAATCAGATTCGACGCAAAATTTTAAGTGACTTATGGTGGGAGTTACATTGTGTTACATCCTTTGATTTTGTATTTCATACAAAAATAATTGATTTCGAAAGTTTTTTGAAAATTTGCGTTTTGTTAAAATGTTGTCATTGAGATATAGATATCGAAGATGAACACAATTTTCTATTTGGTGAGGTATTTCTCCTTCAAGAAAATTATGTGATAAATCCAGGGTATTTAAGGTAGAACATAATCCAAGTTCAGTTGGAATTGTTCCAGATAACATGTTATTGCTTAAATTTAATTTTTTTAAATGTTTTAATTGAAAAATTTCTTTTGGAATAGAACCCGAAAGACATTTTTTTATTTGAATATCTGTTAACATTGGTAATTTTATAATTCTTTTGGATAAATGATTACTTGTATAAAATTGAAAACTATACGGATTATAATTAATATCGGAAATAGACATGTTTGGTACTGATACACCTCGTATGCCT